TGAACAGTACCACAACTCTGTGTTTTTAAAGAACCCCAAATACAAGGAGAAGTTTGAAAGATACTTAAAGAGCAAGGAGTCTGCTGAAGCACCAATGGATATTCCGACGTTATCTAAAAACAAAACACCAACGAAGGACTATCATACTCTTTTAATTTATTGGGAGAGGGATAAAGATAATAAGGTTAATGAATACCATACCGTAGATGGACAGGTTATGCTATATCAGATTAAAGATATACAACCCTCAGAATTCCCCTTTGCTATTCTTTACTGTAACGAACCAGCGGGGGATTTAATAGGAACAAGTGAGTGCAAAAAGATATTTGCTAACAATATAGCCTATAATATCTTGGACTCCATAACCATGACCGCAGAGTACAAGAACCAAAGACCGCCTAAGTTTATCTCCAAGGGTTCTGGGATTAACCTCAGCACTTTTGCTAAGCATGGTGATGACGCTGACAAAGCTTTCGTTGTAGAGGGTGATGCTTCAAGAGCAGTTCACTTCGTACAGTTTCCTCAGGTTTCCCCCGCTATGCCTAACATTAAACAAATGCTAACCAATAACATTCAGCAGATTACAGGCGTAGACGGAAGATACACAGGTAGAGATACAGGCTCCATCATAACTACAGGCGGCGTAGAAGATATGCTTAATAGGGTAACTCTTATTGACACACCTAAGATTGTACTCTACGAAAACTACGTTAAGAAATTATCCAAGCTTGTTCTTAGCAATATGATAGAGTTCTCACCTAAGCGTAAGTATTTCGTTAAAGAACCTAACTCCACAAAATGGAAGACTGTGGAAGTAGACTTTCCTAAAGTAGATAAGGATACTTTGTTTAACTACGCTATTAATATCAGTTCAGAGCTTCCAAAGAATAAGCAAAGGTTATCCGCATGGGCTGACGCCATTATGGAAAAGCAAATGCAGTATCAGCAAGGTGGAAACAACGTACAGCTTATCACAGAAGAGGAATGGCTTATGTTCCAAGACATACCTAACAGAGAGTTCATGTTGGAGCGTATGGGAGTTGAGCGACATAGGAGTACTGTTGAGGAAGTTTCTCAGACCATCTTTGGTTACGCAGACCTTGTTGAACAGGGTATAAATCCTGACCAAGCAATACTTATGATGGCAGAAGCTTTGCAGGGTTCAAGACAAGGACAACAAGAACCAATGAGCCCAATGACTGGAGTAATGTTAGACCAGGAAGAATTGCCCACAGAAATATAAAAATAAACTTGACAAATACTGGAGGCTATGGTAAACTAATCTTAGTGAGATGGTTTCCGTAGCCTTTAAATACGTGTAATCTTACTCTCTGTATGTATTCGCCTGTGCATACACGAAAGGAGCGTCAAGGTAGTTATGGAAAATAGTAATGCAACATTAGAAGGACTGATAGGTTCTTTGGGTGGCACAGCCCCCGTTGAGCCAACAGAGCCAGTAGAATCTACTGAGCCTGTTGACCCGATAGAGCCTAATGACTCAACGCCTATTGAAGGCACAGAGGACCCACCTGCCGAAGGTGGAGAAGAAGAAGGAGCCCCTGATGAAGGTGAGGGCAAAGGTAAAGGTGAACCTAAACCTAAAGCTCAACCCGATAAAGCAGCGGCAGCCTTTGCACAGATGCGTGTGCAGAATCAACGGTATGCTAAGGTAATGAAAGACTTAGCGACTGTGCTTCAAATCGAAGATACAAAAAATCCCGAAGCTGTATTAAACGCTCTTAATGAAAAAATTACGGAGCTTAAAGCGAAACAGCAAGGCGTTCCTGTAGAAGTTCTACAAAGACTTCAGGCACTTGAAGAAGAAAACTACGCCTTTACCCAGGACCAAATTCGGAGAAATACGTATCTTGGATTTCAAGCAGTGAAAGATACCTTTGAATTAACCGATGAAGAACTCAATGCGTTTGCAGACCAACTTGTAGCTGAAGGTAAAAATCCCTTTGAAACCCCGATGGACTTGCTTGCAGAATATCGTAACTTGAATTTTGAGGCACTCCAGAAGAAGGCATATGAAGCAGGGTTACGAGCTGAAGCTGAAAGAGCCGCAAAGGCAGCAGGACACAGTACACAACCTGGGAAAACGCAAGGACCCAGAGGCGATGGCAAAGAGGAAAAGATTACAAGTTATTCAGCACTCACTGATTGGTTTAAAGAACAAAACCAATAATAATAAATTAAGGAGCGTGAAACCATGCCTAATACTTATTCATTAGCAGCCACACAAGATATTAACACTTATATTGAGATGGCACAAAATGCAGGTCCTGGTGTAATTAATCCAGAAACCTTTTATTCAAAACAACTTCTTGACACAATTAGATATGACGCTTCCCAGTACGTTTACTATAGGATAGCTGACCAAACTCCTATTCAGGAAAAGGCAGACAAACTTATGGTTAGACGTTGGGCACCGTTACAAGCACACACTGTACCGTTGGATGAAGGCGTACCACCCAAGTCTGACAAAGGTTCGGTAGAGAAATATGAAATTGACGCACGTCAGTATGGTCGTTACATGGAGTTCTCTGATAAAGTTGACTTTGCAGTAGTAGACCCTGTGATAGCACACTATACCAGAGAGTACGCCTTAGTTGCTATGGAAACTCTTGACTTGCTTGCCAAAGAAGTATTGTTCTCTATTGCACAACCTTACTACGCAGGAAGTGCTGCTAACTTTGAAGCACTTACACCTGACTCTACACCTAATATGACAGACCTGAGACTAATTATACTATCGTTGAAAAAAGCATTGGTTAGACCCAGGAGCAACGGTCGCTACCATGTTATAGGCTCCCCTGAGTTTTACTTCGATATGATTTCAGACCCTACTGTTGAAAAGTACATGACTATAAACAACACCACCAAGACTATGTATGACGACACTCGTTTAGTACCTCTGTTTGAAATGGAGTTCTACGAAACGCTATTAGTTCCTACTTCGTCTGAGTTCGTTAAGAACGGTGCTGTGCATAGAAGGATGTATAGAGTAAAAGGGGACGGTTCGTATGAGTACGCAAGCGTATCTGAAAACGCTACCTTCGGTTCAGGCGACACCCCTGTTGTAACGAATGTTTCAGGCTGGGTTAAAGACTCACGTACTGGCGATGACGCTTCATACATACCTAACCAAAGGGTTTGGGACTTGGCTGGTTGGAATGAAGCCAACAAAGGTCAAGGTAACGACTACCATGAGTTTAAAGCTCAGCATATCCTGATAGTAGGTAAGGACGCTCTAACCAGAACAGGTTTGTCTGGCGAAGATTCTGCTAAGGTTTACGTTAAAGAAAAAGGTTCAGCAGGTGTTCTTGACCCGATTGACCAGCGTCAATCTATTGGTTTCAAAATCAACTCTGTTGGTTTTGGTTCAACCAGACTTGAAGCTGTTGTGGATTATATTTGTGTGCCTACACAGGTGAACCCTGTATAATTTAATCAGGAGGAATAAATATGTCTACAGCGAAATCAAAAGCAAAGACTACGCAAAATGAACAAGCAGCCCTAATGACTGCCGAGGACAAACGGAAACAGCTTATTAAACAGTATCGTAATGAAAAATTAGTGCCCATGTACCTCTCACCCATGTACCGACCACACTTCGGTAATGTCATGCGTGTGATGATAAACGGCATAAGTATATTCTTCAAGGTAGATGGCTCTACTCAGCAAGTTCCCCAGACTTTTGCAGACGAAATTGCTCGTCGAAGGATGGCTGTGGATAACCTACTTTCAAAACAAAATAAGATGGCTGATGTGTCCTACAATGTGGAGATGACTCCAGGGGGACTGCAACTCTTTTAACTAATCATGTTAAGGGGTGGGGTTTATCCCTACCCCTTATTTTCATAGGGGGTGAAGGGGTTTGAAATACTCAGAAATAGTTGAGTTAATTAATGAAAAATTAGCTGGGGAAATGTTGACTTATAGCCAGCTTAGAGTTTTTATAAACCAAACAATAGATGATATTAACAGAGAACTTAATGCTAAGTTTCCCCCCATGGGAACCTTAACAACTGATGCAGAATATACCGCTATCCCAGAGAGATACATACGTTCTGTTGTTGTGGTTGGTGCAGCGTACAAGTTCTATGTTACAGATGAGGAAGGTATAGACACTGCTCAAAGCTACGGGTGGGAATACCAACAGAACTTGTATTATATGCTACGAGATTACGCAGAGTACGTCCCTGATGTTTACCGAGAAGTTCCTCAAGGCTTCGTAACGCAAAAACAAAGTACAGCAATCTTTAACATGGGGGAGTCTTGTAGCCCTTCGGAGGAAATCAATCCCTTAATCAGATATGTTGAGGGACCCCAAGGGCATCCAGGTCCGATGGGTCCGATGGGTCCAATGGGTCCAAGAGGCTTCAAAGGTGACAAAGGTGACAAAGGTGACAAAGGTGATAAAGGTGACACGGGTGCAAGAGGACCACAAGGACCACAAGGTATCCCAGGTAGGGACGGTGCTCCAGGAGCAGTGGGTCCAAAAGGTCCTAAAGGTGACCCAGGTGACCGTGGTCCTCAGGGACCTCGTGGATACAAAGGTGACAAGGGCGACAAAGGCGATATGCCTGATTTAGTAGATAACCTTACGAGCACTTCAACAACCTCAGCTTTAACAGGTAACCAAGGAAGAATACTAAATACAAAGGTGGAGCAGCACACAACAGACCACGACATACACGTCACCCTCGAAGAAAAAGCCGAATGGCTCACAAAACAAGAGGCACATCAAACCTTCGCCAACGCCATAATCGGCACGGCAAGCGGTGAAACTGTAACATTGACTGATGTGCAAGAGGGTACAAGCGCACGAAGTCTTAAAATATTGGGCGAAACAACGGAAATAGGCGAGGGTGAAAAAAGTCCTACAAATCCGTATGAGTTGGTGGGTGTTGAAAATCCTACTGTAA